GTTTCCCAGTCACGATCCAGAGGTAACGAGACTTACTACGAGAACAGTGATGGCAAAAAGCAAGGAACTCCACGCTCAGCCAAGACCTGTGACGGTAAAGTCGTAGTAGTCGATGGAACTAAATACAAACTTCAAGCATTATGAAAACAATACCAACAAAAGTAAGCATCCAGTCCGCTAATCCTGACTGGAACCCAATTTTCAATAGCATTCAAGTTGGCCCCAATGACGAGGCCGCTGGATCTTTTCTGACCATCTACGGAAATGATACGCAAAACAACAAAGATTTTACTTGACCATACATAAATAACCCTATGGATTGACCATAGTTCTTTCAAATTTTCATTGTGCCCCATTAGTTTAACGGGTAAAACACCAGCGCAAATCGATATAAGCCGACTAGTAGGCCACTAGTTGGGATCGATGAGCTTAATGTTGGAGATGCGGGTTCAAATCCCGTATGGGACTGCTCTTTCTGTAGATGCGAAAGCATTGAACAACGAGGCGACAGAACGCGCCTACAACCTTCGGGAGAGAGAAAGAGGTAAGCACAATAATGAAACTAACTAATCCTAAAACAAAACTATGAACTTAAAAACAAATACCAAAACCGCCCTCATTGATCTTGAACTTATCTCTTACTCCCATGCGGCTAAGGCTGAGTCAACCGGCACGGGTCTCAAAAGCCTTGTCGAGATGGTAGAGTTTACCATACAAAGTGTGGTCTCTGCTTGCCGCGCACAGAAGCATTACCTGGTGGTGTCGGGACGCAACAACTTCCGCAAGGTTTTATATCCAGACTACAAAGCCGGGAGACGTGAGAAGCCACCTCTCTATGCCCCATTGATGGACAAGCTCAAGGAGTTGAATGCTTCTCGCTGGTGCAAGCACGACCAACTGGAGGCGGATGATCTGCTTGGTATCATGCTCACCAACGGACGGGTTGAAAACCCAATCCTTTGCAGCATAGATAAAGATTTACTTGGTGTTCCCGGATGGCACTACAACTGGAACAAGGACGACTGGCCTCGTGAGGTTACGAAGGGTGAGGCAGACCACCATTGGTTGGTTCAGTTGCTCATGGGAGATTCAACCGACAACATTGAGGGGATGAAGGGTATTGGTATTGCTAAGGCTGAGAAGTTGGTTGCCGCCTACTATGAGAAGACGGGGGTCATGGACGCACCCGTTGCATCAGCAAAAGAAATTTACGAATCCGAAGGTTTTAGTCTTGACGCATATACGAAGTGCCTCATGCTCGCCTCTATCTGGAGGTCACCAATGCCACCAGAGCTTTTAGAAAACGAACTTATCTCGGAGGTGGTGAAGACCATTCCGAGCCTATAAACCAAACCAAACATAAACATGAACAAACAAGACACACACAGAACACCAAGGCGCGAACGCACACAGCTGGAGCAAGACTTCAGGGACAAAGCTGCAAACAACTTCTACACTTCTAGGAAGTGTGACAACACTTACTCCGAAGCCCTATACCGTGGTCAGTATATAGCCAACAAGTGGGCAGCAGTTAGCGTTCGCACCGCCCACCGCTATGGTTATATGCAAGACATGACCGAAGAGCCTTGCCCATTGACAGCTGAAGCAAAGGATGAAAGCTACGCCAAGAAACTTATGAGAGGCTATGATGCCCTTGAGGAACTCAACAAAGTTTCACTATAAACCAAAACATAAAACAAAACATAAACATGATTATCAGAACAGCAACCTACCCTTACGGCCCCGCCAACAAGATGGACGGAGACACCCTTGTCCAACGTCTACAAGTTGTCGCAGGACGACCACGCTTCGTAGATGACTACGTCGGCTCACTATGTGACGGAGATGAATACTGGATTCCGGGTGTCCACATGAAGCCTGGAAGACGCACGGGGGATCAGCTCCTTTCGTGGATGACAGACAATGGCATAGACTCTGAGTTTGAGTATGACACAGACATGATGCCAGAGTCTGTTGTCCTATACAACAAGCACGGCCAGACGCTCGTGACCTACCCATACGGCGAAGCTTGTGTGCGTGAAGCTTGCGAGTTCGTAATGGATCAAGAAGAACGCGACAACAGCTAGTATGCCCAGCTCTAAGAACACTCAGCCGCACTCACTTGAGTCGGAGACTGTTGTCCTTGCGTCTTGTCTTCTATCTGAAGATGGATCCGTCTATGACGAAGTGTCGCAGGTCATTCAGCCCTCTGATTTTTACGTCACCCGCAACTCTACAATCTTCTCGACCATAGGGGAGATTGTGGGGAAGGGGTTGGAGTTGTCCGACATCACACTACTAGAGCAGTTGCGCTCCAATGGTGATGAAAAGGAAGTTGGTGGTATCAGCACCATCTATACAATCCAGGAAGCCTGTGAGACCTCAACCCACGCCACGTATGCCGCCAAAATAGTGAAGGAGAAGTCCAAGCTTCGCCAGACCATCCGTCATTGCCGCCTCGCCATTGAGGAAGCAGAGGAAGGGGAGGAAGAGGCAGACTCTGTGACATCTAAGCTAGAAGCCGCCCTGCAGTCCCTACAAGACGTTGATGACGGCAAGGGGGACGGGAGTATCAGAAGTGCCGCAGAAGCCCTCAGAGAGGACTACAAGGCCATGGTGAGTGGAACCTATGAGGTCTCTGCCATGCCCACTCGTATAGCACAGGTAGACGAGAAACTTAGCTGTGGTGGTGTCGCCAACGGAGAGGTGATGGTCATTGCCGCACCCACCTCCTGTGGTAAGACTGCCCTCGCCCTCAACATTGTCTTGCAGAATGCTGTCACACATAACACGCCCGGTCTATACTTCTCATTTGAGATGCAAGCAAAGTCCTTGGCTAATCGTATGATTCAAACCTGTGCCGCCGTCCCTCTCAAGCGATTGCACGATGGGATGATGAAACCAGAACACCAGAAGCGCGTCTGGGAAGCAACGGACAAGATGGCCGAGGCTCCCATCTTCACCAATCACTATGTGAAAAGTGTGGATGAACTTCGTGCTAAAGCTCGGATGTATAAGCGTAAGCACAAGATTGAGTGGATTGTCATAGACTACCTCCAGCTTGTGCCTTGGGATCGTAAGATGAAAAAGAACGACGGCATTGCTGAGGTCTCACACCAAGTGAAACTGATGGCGATGGAGTTGGACGTTCCTGTGTTCCTGCTAGCACAAGTTAATCGTGAGGGAGCCAAGCGTGAGTCTGGTCTCACCTTGTATGACCTCAAGGATTCTGGTGACATTGAGAATGACTCCGACATCATCTTACTTCTATGGCCTGATGGCAAGGATGTGGATGAGGCTAGGAGATCAGACGCAGAGCATGGGTCTTACGTTTCATTGAAGTATAACATAGCCAAGCAGAGGGAGGGAGCACGAGACGTGAAAGGTAAGTTCATCTTTAAGAACCACATAGGACGTTTTCATTAATGCCCTGCTACAAGATTACATACACCCGAATGGATATGCCCTCACCTTGCTCTGCACTTAAAACAGCACACACCCAGGAGGAAGCAATTAAATGCTTGACTACTGGTAGCAAGACTAAAGGATACAAGTTGAAGAAGACGAACGTCCCAATCACCATTACCAACATAACAGAACTATGACAACAGACCTAGACGAAGCACGACAATACGCAGACACAATGCTTGAAGCCCTGGACGTAATGGGGCGAGCAATGTATTTTTGCTTAAACCATCCCAACTCTCCAGAGTTCAAGGAACACCGCAAGCTCCTCATCGGAGCGCACGAACGTATGGGTAAAGATACTACCGATATGCTAGCGCAACTTGACATTCCAGAACCTCCGTATGAGCCAACCAAGGAAGAGTTAGCACAACATGGCTAGGGGTGAAATCAATCCAGTCTTGGGTATGACGGAGGGTAGGTTCCGGACTATGGTTAAGTCTGCCCTTCGTCCTTGCTGGCGCAACTCTTCTCGCAAGACCTTCATCCAATCCGTTCGCACACGTGGCATCAACCCAGCTACAGGTAGAGAACGATTCGTCGTTGTCTGCGTAGACTGCGGCAAGGAGATGGGGATCACAGAGAAGGAGAGACGCAAGAAGTTAGATGGAACTTTAGAGAAGCGAGCCAAGATTGTCTATGAGATTGACCACGTCGATGGCATCACACCACTTACCGATGTGCAAACCTTAGAAACTTTAACCCCACACTTCAGGGACATGATCTACGGAAAACAAGAAGTGGTATGTGTGGCCTGTCACAAAGTTCGCACGGCAAATCAAAGGAAAAATAAATCAAAATAACCATTGACATACCTAAGCCAAGTCCATAGAACCTTAACTAACATCATCAACCAATACAATAATATGAGTAGAACAAGAAATACATCAACCGGGGGTGGTTCATCCAACCCTGCCGCTAAATACCTAGAGTGGGACACGCAGTCTGGTGACTGGAAATACTGGGACAAAGAAGCAAGCACAGAGAAGCACCTGCCCATCTCGACAGCTTTCATCGTCCTGGATCAACTCAACACAGTGAAAGGCTTCCTAGAAGCCAAGCAGACTGGCATCTGGTCTAACGAAGTTCGTGCCGTAGGTGACAAGCTTATTGTTCGCAACAAGGACGGCATCGTAGCTACTGGTGCATGGTCAGACGTTAAGGCTACCCAAGGAGCCAAGTTTACTAAGTCTATCTATGCCATGGCTAAGACAGGCTCAGACGACTACGAGCTAATCAACTTTCAAGTTAAGGGTGCTGCCCTCACCGCTTGGATTGAGTTCGTCGATAGCCTCGGTGGTGACAGCGGTCTATACAGCGACACAGTTGTTGCCATCAAGGAAGCAACAGACGAGAAGAAGGGTGCCGTGAAGTTCAAGAAACCTCTATTCTCTGTAGTTAGCAACACCTTGTCCGACGAAGCTGCCGCCCGCGCAGATTACTACGACAACCTCCTGCAAGACTACCTCGACGGATACCTAGGAGTAGCGTCCAAGGAGCCAGACACCGAGGATTCTGGTAATAGTGGTTCGGAAGACTTTGGCACATCTGAGCCAACCCCAGAGCCAGAGCTAGTTGAAGCCCCGTTTTAACTGCCAACCCTTGTCCTAACTAAGAACCCCAAAACGCAAGGCGGGGGAGCCGCAAGTAAACGCTCCCTCGCCCACCACAATGATATGACAGAAATCAAAGACACTAATCCGAAGGACAGAGTTGGCATACGCAAGGCTCCAATGTCTGGTCTACCAGCACCAGTTCTTATGGAATGTGGCTTGGTTAAATTACACGGAGACTTAAAGTATGGTGCTTACAACTGGCGTGAAGTTGGCGTTAGGGCATCAGTTTATTACGATGCCTTCTTTCGGCACATCGAGGCTTGGTATGAGGGCGAAGACTTAGACCCAGACTCTGGGGAGCATCACATAGCTCACGCTATTACGGGGCTAATGGTTCTTCGTGACTCTCAAATTTTTGGTAACTGGGTTGATGACAGACCAATCTCACACAAACCAGGGTGGATACAAGACATGAACGAACGTGCCTCCGCAATGATTGATAAATCTAAATAAATATGAACGATAAAGCATTAACTAAATACCGCCAGGTGACAGGTGCTTGCGCCCGGTTCATCGAACGCCAACAACGCAACGAACTAACAGAGGACGAGGCTCAAACCTTAATCAACGACAGCAAGGCCAACAGATCAGAGAGTGACTGGCAAGCCATCAAAGACTTTCAAGATGAGTGCCGCAGAACTGTTTACAAGTGCATCAAGAAGGGCTTGATCCAACCAGCAACTGACTACGTCACTAGCCACCCAACCCTATGAAATATAGATACACG